TCGAGGAACTCCTCGGCGCCTTTTCTTTGAAGTTTCGCAAACGCGGGAAGCATCATTCGCATAATAATTTCGGCTTCGTTCATAGCAACCTCCTGATGATACAATAAGCGTTATACGCCGATGCCAATGCAACGATCATGAAAGTCCAGGCAAACAGGACGTAGACGCGATACCCAGCAGACTTCGCATCGAAATCGTTCCAATACCGAAATGCCATGAACCTGATGAAATCCATCATTGATTGACCATCCTTACGTCTTTTCCGGCCATGGGCTGACCGTCGGGCCCGATTTCCTGCGGCTTCCCCGGCTGCGCAGACGGTCCCGGACTCTGCAACGCCGCCATGATCTGCTCGGGAGCCACTCCAAGGGACTGCGAGAGCTTCATGACGATCTGCTGTACCTGCTGCTGCACTTGGGCGACAATCATATCCTCCCGGCGAGGAATTAGTTTGTCCACGTTCATTTTCAGGCTTTTGAAATTCTCCCTCAACAGTTCCGCTCTGCCGTCAATCCCCATGATCTGCAAGTCGACGGGATTGTTAGTCCTTTCGAGCACTTCCGACCGGCGCATCTGGAGCTGTTCCTGCTGGATGAGGTATTCGGAAGCCCGGGCCTTGATCCGGCAATCTCCACGAGCCAGGGAAGGCTGCGTCAGCATGATCGTCAGCCAATGTTCCTCTACGGATGGGGCGATAACTCCCTTATCGATGTTCGAGGCTGCATTTCTCAGGCCCTTGGCCGCTGCGTTCATCAGCATGGAGAGTCCGCTGGCCGTCGATCCGGCTCCGCCAACCTTTTCCGAGCCGTAAATGTATGCCGGAATCCCGGTCACCTCGGATGCCTGCTCAAAGTAGTACTGGTAGAGCTTCAGGAGTTCCCCGACGTGGAGATCGGGCTGGTAGAATTCCATGGGCTTCATGCCGGCGGCCTTTACCCTCTCGGATGAAAACTCCCAGATCTTCCACGGGTAGATATTCGTCCGGTCGCACTCGGCAGGGATGAGATCGACAAACTGCCAGCATTGCGGTCCACTGTTATGAGAGACAAATCCATTAGCGATGAAGTTGTGATTCGGCCCTGTCATGACAAGATCGAAAACACGCTCCATTCCGACAGACCGGATAGACACAACCCGGTCGTAGGAAACATATCGATGAAGGAAGGGATCGCCGAAACTATCTTCTTTGGTGTGACGTTTTACATGGCACGGCTCGCAGAGCGTCATGAGGTTATCGGGTTCGTTCCTCCACGGGTCCCTGTCTTTGTGGTGTTGATGGAGTCCTTTGCTTTCTGATGCTTTCACGCCGCAATCTGCACAAAAATCCTTCATCTCCAGGCGACAGACCTTTCTTCTCCTTGCGGTCGTTCCTGAAGAGTCGCGGTTCGTCCTGGCCGCTTCCGCCTGCCGCCGATTCCACTCGCTGTTGTGGAATTGCGAAGCGCATTTTCTACACCTGATTCCCCTGGCTGATTTCTCTCCTCCGCACTCAATACAAACAAGAGGAGAGGCTGCGGCTTGTCCATTCACGGCAATAAGGGAGCCTGCTCCGAACGAATCAAGGTAGCTCCACTCGCCGTCTTCACGCATAAACCTGTGATTACTTGTAGCTTTAATGCGGTATCCGCGCTCGGTGACGACCTCGAATACCTCTGCAATGCCGTTGTCGAGAATATCCACGACGCGATTAGAGAAGAATTTCCCCGTCTCTTCATCGAGAGAGCGCAATTTTGTTCTGCGAAGGCCGCTGTTGTGGCTGTGTTTGCGATTCCACAGTTCAAGAAGGGTGACGGGAGCCTTGCCGTGACGTTGCCCTTGCCTGTATACAACGGTATCTCCGGTAAGACAAGCCACCGCCGCGTTATTGCACATAGCCCGAGCCGCCGAGTTGCAGATATTCTGGTTGTCCCGCATGACCTCGGCGGGAGCCTTACCCCATATCGAGCCGTTTTTGTTGCGGAACGATGCCTTGTAGATGTTACGTCTGCCAAGCGGGTGAGGATTAAGGCGGGCCCCAATGACGTAGGTCCCTACCAAATATGCAATTACCGGGTACTCTCGATATGGGTCCGGGATCTCTTCGACCGACATGCCCCACTCGCGGAGCATGAATCCCTGGACGGAGCCAAAGAACTTGATGCCGTCAATATGCCCCTCGGGGTCCTGTGTCTCATTGGGTCTGTCGTGCAGGTCGGCAATTTCCGTGTCGTAGGCCACCCACTCTCTGTAGCCTCTGGCATACTGCTTAAGGATCTGGTCGATTGCATCGCTGTCGAACCCTTCCACTCCTCGCAGGGCGTCGAGATCGCGACGAGTGTAGCGTTTCCGGATGCACAGGTCTCCATCCTGGACAGTCTTTGCCCCCGGAGCCGGATATACATCGAAGAAGTCAACCCGGTCGTATTCCTTGACGATCTTCTCCGCAACGGTTATCCGTGACATCATCGTGCCCTGGATAGGCTCCCATGCGAGCACGGAACGCTTGCGATAGATCGGCCCCTCCATGAACGCTGTCGGGTAGGTCGCGAAATCCTCAATGAATTCGCTTAGGCACTCATACCACTTGCCTTCTGTAAGTTCATCGTCGACGTTGTTCTCAATGGCGTCGGCATCCTTCTTTGCCTGTTCGCGGACCTGCGCAAGTAGCTCGTCCTTGAACTGCTCGGCTGCCTGCCGGAAGTCGTCCTCGCTGATCGCCTCGGCGGGGAGTGTAGCCGGATCTACTCCCGCCTGTTGCGCCACTCTTCCCATGTAGTCTTGAACGAAGGCTTGCGTTGCCTTCTGCACCAACTGGGGAGGTATGTCAGGGATCGGAGTGGGGTCGATGGAGTACGGCTTTTCGCCTGAGGGAAGCATGATGTCCTTGAGCCAGCCCTCCAGGGCCCGGCACTTGACATCGGTAATCATCATGTAGATGTTCGTGCCATTGGACTGCTTGATTAGCTGCTGGACATCCGCCTCGTAGATACCCTCGCGCTGCCGCAGGCACATCAGGCCGCGCTGCTGGATCGTGGACTTTGCCGACACGGCGGCGGTAAAGGCGCTCCGGATGTGAGAAGCGAGGTTAGAGATCACCGGTCTATTCTGCCGTGACTGGAAGGCCGTCATTGCCTCGGCCTCTTTTTGCTTCTCGATGTCCTCATTGGAGAGGCGACGGATTAGCGGTCGCTCGGCGTAGGTCTTGCCGGTCTGGACAAGAGGTTCGGGCGTTACGAGGCCTTGGGTTGGCATCAGTTGATCCTCTCGATGGTTATGTGCTTGCCGTCGTTTTCCACGATCCGAAACACGGTCCCTTTCGGAAACCCGGCGAGGTCCTCAAGAAACCACCTGTCAAAGCGATGCTTACCGACCCTAAACGAATCGCTACAGATGTCGTAACCAATGGGGACAATCTTCTCGCAGAGGTACTGCAACCCCCTGGAAGGAAACAGGATGCAGCCGATGAGGATTAGGTACCATGGAGACACATGGCCAAGCTGCACGCCGCAAGCGCTGGACAGCCTGCGGAAGAGTTCGCGCCGGAAGTTGCGCCAGCTTGAGAGGCCCCACTTCGAACGAAATCCGGCCCAGCAGTAAGCGGCCCTATTGGGGAAAGGATAGAGGTCGTCGTTCTTGCAGAATTGCCGTGCCTTGCCGACGATGTATTGAAGCTTCACCATGCGTAACTCACCTTCTTTATGGGCTTGACGGCAAATGGAATCGTCTTCTGATCGAGCGTGGCGAATGTCAGGCAGAGGGCATCTGCCGAGTTCGGGCTGCGCTTCAGGAGTTCCTTGAACGTGTCCTTGTCCATGACCCGGATGAACTTCCCCTTGACCTCATAGGTTGCGGTGTGGAGTTCTTCTAAGAGTTCATCGTCAGGCGGAAGCATCGACCCGGAATCCACGCGCAACCATTCCCGGCATTTCCACCAGAGCTGATCTCGCATGATCTTGAACTCGCCTTCTTCGACGACTTCCGTTGGCTTCTCCTGCACCTTTATGCCGTGAGCGTTGCATCGCAGCCTGCGCATGTGGGGGGCCACTCCTGCCCCTACTCCATTGGCATCGACGGAAACGCCGTACAGGTTGCGTCTGTGATATTCCATGGACCCCTTGTCACCGGTTTCCATCATATCGACGCCTCCCCATCCGGTAAGCCGATCTACATACCCGCCATAGCGGAAGCAGGCTCTGGTGAGATCATCCCCGAATTCGGCGACGTCGAATCCCATGATTCCGGCAACGTCCTTCGGCGGGATCTCTCCCCACTTTGTGACGTAGAGGTCCCAGCGGGCCCTGGCGGCCGCAGTCCACTCGCGGGAGATGAGCTGATTCGTGCCCTGAGCCGGGTAGCGGCCGAGAACCATGTACGAAAAAGCCGGATTCATGATCTTGTAGAAGCCGGCTTCCAAAGGAGGCATTACCTTTCCTTTCTGGTCCTTGGCCGTCGAGCCAATCAGGAAATCGGGAAGCCCGAAGGACTCGGCATCCGGGGGCTCTGCGTCTGTCATCCGGCGGCACCACTGATTGATGCGGCGCACGACAGTCTCGCGATCCACGGCTCCAGGGATCGCGCTTTGGCCCGCCATGACATTCGGATGGTTGAGTGCGGAGAGGCTCACGACATTGGCAAGTCCGTCTCGCTCCATCCGGTATACGGGCCCTGCCTCGGCTCTGGGGTTGAACATGACAAGCAGCCTGCAATGACCTCCGGACATACAGGATTCAATCCCTGCATATACGGCATCGGGCACAGCATCTCCCTCGTCTACGACAAACAATATGTGAGGCGCATGTTTGCCGGCAAATTTTGCCTGTCGTTCCGCATCTGTTCCCGCTTGCGGTATGGTCACACCGGTGATGAATGAGCGCGGATTGCGTTCCAGATGCATGTTTTTGTGGGAAAATTCGGAAAAAATAGACTTATGCTTGATTGCCAGGTTCCCGATTTCACCCCATAGAATGCGCCGCAGGTTGTCCTCGGGTGGTGCAGCAGCCGTGTAGACTTGGGCATCGGGGAAGCATTTGGCAAACCACACGGCAACGCGGGCCGCTCCATGACTTTTACCTGTCTGATTGGCCGATTTGGCAATCGTTACGGGGTTGTCCCTCACCGATTCCATCATCTTCTTTACGTCATCGGTATAAGTCTCGCCGAAAGTGGTCTCGCAAAACCCTACCGGGTCACCCTGGTAGGATTCAAAGGCCGCAGAAACCGAAAGCGCGCTCTCAACCACGCTTTTCGGAAATAATGCGGCTAAGTTCTGCGCGTACTGCCTCACCAAATCCGGATGGCAGTCCTGCAAGGATTGCATTCAGCGTCGCCTCGTCGAATTCAATGCGCCTTGTTTCGGCAAACATGTTTATGGCTTTCCCCAAAAGTTCGTAGGCGCGGTTTGCAACTTGGCCGTCGTATTTGAATTCTCCTGTCGGTTTTCCATCCTTATCCAATACCTTTCGGTACTGCATGGCCCGCTCGGCGTTTGCCAGGAGACCGTTGATCACATAGTCACGGGAGAGCTGTGTTCCCTTGGCTATTTCCTCCTCTCCTTTTGCTACTGCCTCCCTGATTTCTATTTTTTTAAACAGATTTCCAGCGATGTTTCCGGCAGTGTGCTTGCTGTACCC